TGAATATGCAAAGAACCAAGCAAAATGGAAAATGGCACGGGAGTTCTGTGCTGACCGTCAGTGGGAGTTCAAGGTAGTTACAGAAAAAGAGTTAGGAATATGAGTCGCATCGACCCCATAATGAAAAAACTTATCGGGAATGAAAATCCTGATGATTTAGCACAAGATATTTTAGAAGTATTGACTGAAGGAAGTAACGTTCCAGAGGCAGGAAACTATTATGTATTTGTATATCAACCTAAAACTCCTAATATAAGATATGATGCTCACCCCCTTGTTGCAGTGACAGATGTTTTTCAATGGGGATTTAAGGGACTTAATTTTCACTGGGGTGAAATGAGACAATACACCTTCCCAGAAGTTGTAGGTGGTTTATATAAAGTTGATGAAATGGAACTTAGAGACCTACGGACTATTCCATTTGGCAGAATCAGACTAAATAGTTAAAAAAAAGGTCGATGACATCAAGAACTGGGAATTTTAATGATAGAAGAAGATGGAGAGGCGGTGGAGTCAGAAATCAATATGGTCAAGTCGTTAAAGTTAATGGCACATTAAAAACAGATAAACAACAAAATAACAAAAAAGATAAAGAAACTAATTTAGGTGGTGGTAAAAAAACAAAAAAGAGGCATTTACCCCACCCAAAAGCAATGAGTTATCCTGTTGCAATAACTCCCGATGAAGCTAGTGGTACGAGATTGTTGATAAAATGTTTTGAATATCTCCCACAAACCACAACATTTAGCACTGGATTCACACTTAAAAGGACAGATAAGGCAGGTGTTTATAAAGGTCAAAAATATGAAAAAGGAGATGCGTTGAGAGATAAGGATGGTAACATAGAAATAGTACCCACTAATCTAAAATTTGAAAATCAAGGTTCCTCTGATCAAATATCAAATTCAGGAATGAAACATCATTACTATGTTGAGTTGCCAATACCACAAGATGTTAATGATACTAATACTGTGACTTGGGGTGACGATACATTAAACGTATTCCAATTAGCAGGATTACAAGCAGCAGCTAATTTTGTAGAAAAACCTGGTCAAACCTTTGAAGATTTAAAAACACTTTTAACAACTGCTGCTACTGAAGGTATGGATTTATCAGCTGACCTTAAAAAAGCAGTGGGAGCTGGTATCGCAGGAAAAGCAATTGACCCTCAAGGTAATAACATAAGCGTTAACAGTGCGATTAGTAGAGCGACTGGTCAAGTTTTGAATAATAATCTTGAATTATTATTCAATAGTGTTAATTTACGTTCATTTCCAATGAATGTGGTTTTTTCACCAAGAAATTATGATGAATCAATGATGGTAAAACATATAATTCGTGCTTTCAAAAGTTCAATGGCTGCTAAAAAAGGATTAGGTGGTGATGGTCAACCTGTAAGTGGACAAGGAGGAATATTTTTGAAATCACCAGATGTATTTCAAATAAGATATTTGCATAATGGTGCAGACCATCCTTTCTTAAATAGTTTCAAACATTGTGCTTTAACTGGAATGTCTGTGAATTATACAAACGCAGGTACTTTTGCATCATATGCGGATGGAACACCAGTAAGTATTCAAATGAGTCTTACATTTAAAGAACTCAATCCAATTTATCATGAGGATTATGCAGAGTTCTATGAAAATGATACCAATGGAGTTGGTTACTAATGGCATATTTCAAACATTTACCAAACATATTATACCAATCACCATTACCAGATAAAAGTTCGACTGGTGATTTGATTGAAATTAAAAATATATTTCGCAGATCAAAGTTATATGATTACTTAAAAGAAAATGTATCATTATTTAATAAGTACGTTATAGAAGATGGTGAAAGACCTGATACAATTGCAGAAGATGTATATGGTAGTTCACGATATGATTTTGTTGTAATATTAACTGCAGGTATAACAAATATTACTGACGAGTGGCCACTTCAAGATTATCAAATATACGATCATACATTAAACAAATATGGCACGGAGGCAAAAATGAATGAAGTTCATCATTATGAAACATATGAAATAAAAGATAGTCAAGGTCGTCAAATATTACCACCAAATCTAATCGTTGACGCAGATTTTAAAATGGATGGCAGTTCTTTACGTTTTCCAATAAATCGTTTTACGCTTATTTCACAGGCAGGTAATACACAATTAGACGATAAAAATGAATATACAGTTGCAACTGATAACATCGCAAGACCTGTAACTAATTTTGAATATGAAATAGAAGAAAACGAAAAAAAGAGAAATATTGATTTACTAAGAACTGGATATCTACTTACCTTTATCAATGATTTGAAAGATGTAGTTAGGTATACAAAATGTTCTAATTACATTACTAGTTCATTAGCGAGAACAGATTTAACTAATTTAACATCTTAACTATATAATTAAAATGAGAAAATTATGAATACCTCAATAACTTCTTCTAACGCAACTGCTGATTCATTAGCAACATTAGCAAATACCTACAGTGAAATAGATATAAGTGGAGTTTCTAAAATTACAGGAAGCGTAGAATCTGTAGACTACATATTCAATTCAAGTAAATTTGTTGGAAAAAATACCCCAAATTTAGTAATTACTGGAACTATGACTAACGAACAATTTGCATTTTTCAATCAAAGCACTTCAGGAATAGTAGAACAGGGCACATAAAAAAAGAGGTCTTTTGACCTCTTCTTATTAAACCGAATAATAATTATTCTTCTGCAAGTTTTGCAAAGTATGATAGTGCATCGTCATCATCTTCATTTACTGAGGAAGGTGTTGTTGATACAGCAGCAGTTACTAATTCTTCTGCAGAACCACGACCATCATCTTCATCAGCGACTTCATACTCTGGAGTTGCTGTTTTCTTGTTACCAAGAACAGAATCTAGACGAGTCTTCAACTCTTCATAAGTCTTGAACTGGTCTCCTGCAACTAATTCAGCGAGAGAGAATTGCTTCTTCCATAATGACTCAAGAGCATCATCATCGTTAAGTAAAGGACTTGGTGCTGCAAACTCAGAACTATCATAGTTTCTGTATCCTGCTACATTTTTAGCCTTTAACTTAAAGTTAGCACCTTGCCAGAAATCGAATGGATCGATTGCTTCCTCATCCTCAAACTCAGGTTGCATTGCTGCAGTTAGTTTGTCAAAGATTTTCTTACCATATTTGAATAAGAATACTTTACCTTCATTCTCAGGATTTGCAGGGTCTTTTACAACATAGACATTAGAAATGTATGTCAATTTGCGTTTCTGCTTTCTTGCAGTTTCTTTTCCAAGATCAGTTCCATTATTCCAGAGTAATGAATTATACTCAGAAACAGGGTCTTTCTGTCCTAGTGTGGTAAGAGAGTTCTCTATATACCATCCACCAGGTCCTTGGAATGCATGAGAATATAGTTTAACGAAAGGTAGATCTTCGTTTTCAGGTGCGGGTAGAAAACGAATAACAGCATAGCCGTTACCACCTTTATCTACGTCTAATTTCCATATGCGGTCATCAGTATTACCGCCTGTGTTGTTCATCTTCTCGACTTCTTTTACTAACTTTGCTGTTAGTGAGCCAAGTTTAGACTGTTTTTTTAGGTCTTTAAAAGACATTTGGATACCTCGGATAAATTGGATACGTTGGATAGTTGGATTATAACAGATTAATTCTTAAAGGTCAAGCTGTGTTTTCAAATTGTCAATAGTAGTTGACATTCCAGAAAATAATAATGACATATCAGTTCCCTCTGGAAAACCAAGAAGTTTTACTGATTGCTCTAAGTGTTCCTTTAACACCATTGCTTCTGGATCTTTTGATAAACTAATGCGTGTGTACATTAGTCTTTGCTTTTCTAATAATTCAGTAAGTTTTTCAATATGTTCAAGTTTGTCTTCACGACTCATTGTGCCAAATTTGAAGGCATTTCCGTATATCTCTGCCTGTAAAGCATGGATATCTTCTAGTCCTTCTTTGACTATATCAGAATCAAAAAATTCACTCATTAATAATT